GTGAAGCGCATTATCTCCCCGCTACGGATTGGGTTTGTGACGCTTGCGGGCGAGAGTTCAAATATCACCCGGCCCCGAGCGACGATGAAAGAATAGACAAGGATATCCATGACGTATGCCCTGATTGCGGATTCCAACCGATATGGACCATCGAGCGAAGTATGTATATAGACATGAATGGCTGGAGGGCATCGGCTGAAAAAATATATCAGTCGCATATTCAGAAAGCTATTCAAAAATATGGGCGTTATGACCGGGAATATCCTGATCGTCAAGGGCTGTATTTTACGCGCGAAAAGGCTATAGCGGAACGGAAAGAGGGCGCAAAAAAGAGAATTGATGACAAGATTGCCGAACTTGACCGCGCGAAGCGATGGGATATTGAGGGGGAATGATGGAGCGCATTAAGTTATTCAATGACCATTTTCAGAATTATAAAGTCTATGGAATACCAAAGGCGCAACTGATAATCGCGGATATCCCGTATAACGTCGGGAAGAATGCATATGGCTCAAATCCGCAGTGGTACGTCGATGGCGACAACGCAAACGGAGAAAGTGATCTTGCAAATACGACCTTCTTCGATACCGACCTAGCATTCAAGATTCCCGAGTTCCTAGCGTTTTGTTCTAGGATGCTCGTCCCTGAGCCGAAAGATCGCGGGCGCGCTCCGTGTATGATTGTATTCTGCTCATTTATTCAGCAATTCGAACTAATCGAGGAGGCGAAGAAACACGGATTGAATAATTATATAAACTTGGTTTTTAGGAAGTCTTTTTCTTCGCAAGTACTAAAAGCGAATATGCGGATCGTCGGGAATTGTGAATATGCACTTTTGCTTTTTCGCGACAAACTCCCGAAGTTTAATAATCACGGGAACATGGTTTTTAATTGCTTCGATTGGCCGCGTAACGGAAATGACGCGAAGATCCATCCTACGCAAAAGCCAATTCAGCTACTCGAAACACTAATAGATATTTTTACCGACGAGGATGAGGTAGTCATAGATCCCGTAGCGGGTAGTGGTTCAACTTTACGCGCGGCCAAGAATCTGAATCGCCGCGCCTATGGGTTTGAAATTAAAAAAAACTTTTACGTCGACGCGCTAGAATTCATAAGCGCGCCAGGAGAGCCGCGCTTATTTGACGACAACACACCGAAGATGCGACACTATCAACCCGACTTAAGCGAGGGACAAGCATGACGCGCCGCGAGATAGTCAAGCGGTATTGCCCTATTGTGAAAACAGGCTCCGCTTGGAATTGTTATCTTGCCGTAGGGAATCAAGGTTTTTTTGTAGTCAAAAACACTACGCGCGAGAGGGCGAGATGGTTTGCGAAGATGCTCGGCCTTGCAATCGAGGAGATAATCAAAGAGGCAAGGGAGTAGATATGTCGCATGAGCGCAAGTGCAACATAGACGGCCAGGACTGGGCCTCGATATCCGAAGCGTGCCGCAAGTATGACCTATTGCCCGACATGATCCGCAAGACTACAAACCGACTAGGGCTAGAGTTTGACTACCACGGGCACCATTTTATCCTCGGTCCGCGCGTCAACAAGATGCCCGAAGAGTACGTCGATGACCCAGCGCCGCGAGCTCCTAAGCCACGGCCAAGCCCGCTAGAGATTGCACTACAATCCCGCAAGATGTACGATGAGCGCGGGATCGCTCGGGTAGGATTGCTCGCTAGGCGGCCAGCGTAGGATCGCCCCCTTGCGTAAATCTTGCCATGTGCTATTATTGCGATATGGCCGGTGGAAGACCGAGTAAATACAATCCCGCATGGGTAGAGGAACTGCCCGATATGTTCGCCGACGGGCAGAGCGTACTTGAAGTAGCCGTAAATCTTGGAATATCAAAGACAGCTTATTACGAGTATGAAGCCGCACATCCCGAGTTTGCGGACGCCTCTATGCGCGGGAAGGAATTAAGTCAGGCGTGGTGGGAACGGCAAGGCCGCGAAGGTCTACGATACAACGGATTACGGAGAAAACGGGAAGCCATTACAGCGCAGGGCAATAAATCATGCGCTATGGTCTAAGAATATGGCCTGTCGATTCCGTAATGATTGGACCGACCGGCAAGAGTTGTCCGGGGCGAATGGCGAGGCAATAGCAATACGGATTATAAAAGCGAGCGAAGCGCCCGAGGCCAAGAGTGAATCTTGACCTCGTGGTCAATGACGTATATGAGCCGCTTATCGATGCGCGCGAGACTTACTATGAGCTAATGGGTGGTCGCGGATCAGGGAAGAGCCATTTTGTTTTTAAGCAATTAATCCCGATATGGTGCCTTCGCGAAAAGACGAAAGTAGCCGCCCTCCGCAAAGTAGCGACTACCCTTCGCCTATCGGTATGGGCGGCATTACTTGAGGGCGTATCTAATTTTGGACTAACACGGCGCGTAGAGATAAACAAGAGCGACAAGGAAATTAGATATCCTAACGGGTCAATGATCGCGTGCCTCGGCGCTGATGATCCTGAAAAGCTAAAGAGCCTCGACGGCTTCGACGTTGCGGTCGAGGAAGAGGCGACCGAGTTTTCCGAGGTAGACAATCTGAACATTGACGCGGCGATTAAAAGCCCGCGAAAGAAAATCATATACCTGCATAATCCGATACCATTGACGCCATATTATTCAGGATATCTAAAGGCGACATTTTGGGATAAGCAAAACCCGGATTCAATCGCATTGAAAACTACCTACCGCGACAATAGGCGCTTTCTCCCGGTCAAATATATTGAGCGGCTAGAGGCGCTGAAAGATACTAATCCTAAATTGTGGGATATGTGGGCGAATGGGAACTATACAACGCTTGAGGGCGTGATATTCGAGAACTGGGATATTGTCGATTCAATACCGACCGAGGGCGGGATTAAGCATATCGGATACGGCCTTGACTTTGGATTCACGATTGACCCTTCGACGCTGATTGATTGCTGGCGCGCGGGCGATGACGTATGGCTTGACGAGAAGATATACGAAACGGGTTTGAATAATCAGGCCCTCGCCGACAGGATGAGAATCCACGGAGTAGCGCCGACCGATGAAATTATTGCTGACTCATCCGAGCCAAAGTCTATAGACGAAATATACAAAGCGGGCTTTAATATACGCGGGGCCGTAAAAGGTCCTGATAGCGTGCGCTCGGGGATTAGTCAAATGCAAGCCTTACGGTTGCATATTGTTCGCGGATCGACGAATCTGATTAAGGAGTTCTCGACGTACTCCTGGCGAAAAGATAAAGACGGCAAGAGCCTCCCCGAACCCGCCGACGCATGGAACCATGGTATTGACGCCGTGCGCTATCGATTAACCGCGCAAGATAATACAATGCGATGGGGGATCGCCTAGATGAAAATACGTTCGCCCTTCGTAAGCAATAAAAAGGCCTTGAATGACATGATACATGCGGCATGGTCGATGGTATGGGGCGCGATATCGAATCGATCCAAGCGCGACTATTCCGGCCCGATGAATGACCCGACCGGCTCTAGCCTCATCATGGCCGTTTTGCAGTGGATCGCGCGGCGCTGGCCGGAAGCACCTGTAACGCTAAAAGACCCGAAGGGCGACATGGTAAAAGACCATGCGATGCTTTCGCTCATGCGGCGGCCTAATCCGTACTACTCGGGCGCTTCGCTATGGTTTGGGACCATCCTGTCTTTCATTTGGAATGGTAACGCCTATTGGATTAAGATAAAGAACCGCGACCTATCCGTGCGCGAATTGTGGTACGTTCCGCATTTTCATATTGAGCCGAAAGTAGAAAATGGATCGCCTAACTTTATAGACTACTACGAGTACACTCCTGGCGGACGCGCTTCGGTCAAGCTCATGCCGGACGACGTGGTTCATTTCCGCAACGGCATAGATCCGTTCAATCCGCGCAAGGGACTGTCGCCTCTTTGCTCGATAGCCCGCGATGCCGTAACCGATGAAGAGGCCGACAACTTCGCGGCCTCGATGCTACTTAATATGGGCGTGCCTGGCCTCATCATCGCGCCCGACCTGGCGGCAGGGCAGAGCATTTCCGACAGCGATATTGATGCGACCAAGAAGTATTTCGACGCGCAGACAACAGGCGATAAGCGCGGGCGGACTATGGTAATGCGCGGGCCGACCAAGGTTGAGCAATTTGGCTTTGACCCTAAGAGCATGGACCTCGGCGCGATCCGCAATATCGCGGAAGAAAGGGTATGCGCTGTCACGGGCGTTCCGGCCGCTGTCGTCGGATTCGGCACGGGGCTACAGCAGACAACCGTAGGCGCAACCATCGAGACATTGCGCGAGATGGCCTATGAAGATGCCATCATCCCGATACAGCGTCTAATCGGCGCGGAACTTGAAACGCAACTACTGCCCGACTTCGAGCCGAGGCCAGAGCAATGGGCGGTCGGCTATGACCTTTCGCAAGTGCGGGTATTGCAGGATGACCAGGACGCGCTCTACAAGCGGATTGACGTTGCCTTCAACGGCGGGATTATCAATCGGGCGCAAGCAAAACAGGCGCTAGGGTTTGAGGCGCTTCCGACCGATGAGATTAGGCGCGTCCCATTCTCGACGATTGAAATACCGGATGGGCGGGAAGTAGTCGAATACGTCGAGCCCGAACCGACCCCGGCTAAGTCTCGGCACTTCGAGCGCAAGGGCGCATCGCGGGCGCGCGCATACTACGAATTGCAACTACGCGCAGGCGAGCGGTTGACCGCCGCGTATACGTCCGAGTTGATAGACAGTTTCGAGGCGCTAGGAGAGCGGGTGTCGGCCGCGTATCTTGCGTTTGCCGATGATTCGGGACTTGCGGCGCGCGCGCCCGGGCATACGAAAGCGGAAGCGATTGATCCTAACTCGCCCGAGGGCATAGAGATCGAAGCCATGGCGCGGAAGGTATTCACCTATGCGACCGTCGCCGGACCGCTATCGGACGCGCTCGAATGGCAGGGGCACTATCTGAGCGTTGCGAAAACGACGGTCAAGAATATCAATGCAATATTCGGGGCCGCGCTTGACCTCCCCGACCTGGCGCAACGCGCGATCCTCGCGGCGGGGGGAAAGCATATCGCGCTAGTGAATATCGACAAGCAAGTACAGGATTCTATTTTTGCGGGCATCGCAAAGGGGCGCGCGGAAGGACTCGGGCCGCGTGAAGTTGCAAGGGCAATACGCGCTAACGTCGAGGGCCGCGATATGTTCCCTGGCGTATTCCAAGAGGCGTTTGACCGCGCGAAGGTGCGAGGATGGAGCGACGAGAAAGCGACCATGGCTGGCGACCGAGCCGCGAGGCAGTACCGGGCCGAGCTGATATCGCGGACGGAAACCAAATTTGCCCAGAATGTGAGTAGCCTTGAAGTTGCGCGCGAGTCGGGCACGTTCAACGCGATGCACGTTACGGATGGGGTGTATGGCGCGCCGCGTTCGGGCGAGATTGACATACAAGCTAATGGGCAGATTGTGAGCTTCGACGATGCTAATCGGGTAATAGCGGATGAACATCCGCAAGGGACACTCAGCCTATGCCCGGTCATTGTCGAACCTGGCGAGATTGAAGAGCCGTTGCTTGGAAGATAGGAGGCGCATATGCCCGAGATAAAGCAGATACACCTAAAGGACGCGAGCATAACCGATGCTGGAATAGTTAAGGCGGTATTCGCTACCCTCGGAGTGGTTGACCATGACGGAGATATTATCCTAAGCGGATCAATACCGAATGGCGCGCCTGTCAGAATGTCCGCCTACAATCACGCCTCATGGCAATATGCGCTCCCAGTAGGTAAGGGCACAATATCCGAGGTCGGGAACGAATTGATATTCGACGGC